GCGACTCCGGCGTCTTCCCAACCGGAGATATACCAATCGTAAGCGACTCCGGCGTCTTCCCAACCGGCATCAGACCAGGCTTGTTCGTCAAAATCATCCTCGGCAGTACGTAACAAACCTTCAGCTATTCTCAATAAATCCTCGGCAATTTTAGTTCTGTTCATGCAGAACCTCCTTCAAAAATTTCCAAGGCTTCAATAGGATTATCAAAGCCCCTTCTCTTCCAGGCAAGTGCGGCTTCCGGGTCGCGCCAGCCAGAGGCATAACATTCAAACGCTTCGTAAGGGTTTTCCCAACCGGCATTATACCATTCAAGCGCATCCTCAGGAATTTCCCAACCGGCATCGTGCCAGTAAATCGCTTCATCCGGGTCATCCCAACCCTTCCGCCTCCATCCAAGTGCGTCTTCCGGGTCCTCCCAACCGGCATTATACCAGGCAACCGCTTCTTTCGGTTTTTCCCAGCCGGCCATATACCAGTCATACGCAAGTTCCCGGTATTCCCAGTCGGCATCGTACCATTCAAACGCAAGTTCAGGGTCTATCCAACCGAGTTCGAACCAAGCATAGGCCTCTTCAATATCATCCCATCCGGCATAGGACCATTCTTCAGCGTCAAAGTCATCATAGCTAACCCACAACATATCTGCAATCACCCTTAATAAGTCCTCGACTGCTTGAATATTGTTCATATATTATACCTCCAAGCTATACGTAATAAATCCTCAACTTACGTTCAATAAGTCCTCGTCAATTCCAGCTCCGTTCATATAGAACCTCTTTTAAAACTTTTCAAGGCTTCAACAGGATTACCAAATCCCTTTCTCTTCCAGTCAAGCGCATCTCCGGGGTCCTCCCAACCGGCATCATACCAGGAAAGCGCGACTTCAGGGTCATTCCAACCAGCATCGTACCAAAGAAACGCAACTTTCGGAGTGTCCCAACCGGCACTATACCAGTCATACGCAAGCTGCGCATTACCTAACCCAAAAGCATCACACCATCTACCAGCCTCATCAACATCAACCCAACCAGCATTGCACCAATTCAAGGCATCCACGGCAGAAAACCAAGCCTCAAACCATTCAAGCGCTTGAGTCGGGGAATTCCATCCCTCTTCGTACCAAACCAACGCAAGTTCCGGGTCCTCCCAACCGGCATTATACCAGTCAAGAGCAAAAACGGGATGTCTCCATCCCACACTATACCATTCCAGAGCATCCTGTGCAAAAAACCAACCAGAATCATACCACTCATAGGCAACCCGAGGATTCCTCCATCCCGCACTATACCATTCCAGAGCTTCGTACAGCTCATCAGCCCATAACTCTTTCCAAAGAGCAACATCGTCCAATAAATCTTCAGCCAACTTTACTAAATCAGTTCCAATGCTGTACTTCATACTATTCTCTCTTTAGTTATGTCTCTTAACATACTCATACTCTACTAAATACAACATTATATATACCTATACCCCATACAAAATACGGAAACCCTGGAGTAATAAACTGCGTAAAAACATAATTCATCGCTCTCTCCGGATTAAACATAACTACCGCCTTCGGACGACTACCCATCATCCACTTTATCTTCTTTACATTATCCAAAATTCGAGCCGCAACATTACCATACTCTTGCTGCAACCTCGAAAAATGGTCAATCGAGATACTAATACCTTGGTCACTATACGAAGGCAAATCCGTGTCAATAGCATAAATACTTTGCGCTTCAAGGGCACAAAGCTGCGCCAACTCGACAATTACATCGTACAAGAACTGAGGCAAATTACCAATACTATATCCAGTCAACGGCGGAATCGTATTAAAAATACCAATAGCATTTACCAAATACATAAACAAGTCAGAGTCACTATACCCCCAAGTATTAGACGTACTCTTAAAAGACTTGTCCAACACACTACGTAAACGCGCCATCAACCAAAAAACTGGAACATCTACTACTACAAAAAACTGGAACCCCTTATCCCCATTATCCGCAGACCATCTCAACAACTTCGTACCTACATTGTCTGAAACAACAGAAGGCATAGAGATTTTCCACTTCTCTATGCCTTCATCGTACTGCGCACTCAACTGAGACGCCAAGCTATTTCCATGCGCATCATAAATACTACAAGTAACAGATTCTACATAAGCTTGACTCCCTTCATCATCAAGTACATCTATCCACGCACTTGCAGGCTCGTCCTTTAACCCTAACACCATACCAACAAGCGCTCGGGAGGACTCAGAACCTTGCAATTCAAACTTAATCCTACCTACATCAATCACTGCTCAGTTACCTTACTCTTCTTACGTGACCTATCCTTTTCCATATCAGAACCAATACCCTTCAACTGAATACGAGCCCATTCCGCCAACTCCCCTCTACCTGAGGCTAAAATATACGCTAAATCATCCTGAGTCAAATCAAGACTTTCCAATTCCTGAATCATAGCAGCAAGCTCGGGCTTTACACCACCTAAATCACTCTCAGGAACTGAGTACAAATTCACAATTTGCATAACTCTGGGATTTATGGCGGACTCCGCGGACTCTCCCGCCACTGCACCAACTACGTTAGCAGAATGGTCTCTCGGCCCTTCTATAATACGACTAACAGCCAACTCATCTTCCGGCGTCACTAACTTCTTATACTGTTCTTCCGTCAACAACTCAATAGCACCACGCTGGACGAGGCCACGAAATCCCGTAGACTTAACTATCTGCTCCTTCGGAACATACTGCGTCAAACAAATCGGAATCATAGTCTTCGGCACCAAAAACGTCGTCTCTCCTTTGTCCACTGACAAAGGTATACTAACCATACCTAACGGGTTCGTCCTGTTCCGTACAATAACTTCCTTCTCCTTCTCAAAATACTCCTGAATCGTCATACCTTTTCCTCCTTCATACTATTTTCATTCTTGGCAACTCACACATATACCTAAACCAAGACACTCAATACGAGGAGGCAAGCCAGTAGAAAACTGGCTCGCCTCCAACAAGAACTACACCCTCTTGCCCATTGCAACAGCACGAGGATTGACCAAACCCTGAGTAATTACCTCAAGGAACATCCATCCACGCTTAGTCTCCTGCATCACCGCCTTAGTGTAAGGCTCGCTCATTAGCTCAATGCGAACACCCATTTCACCAAGGAAAGCACCTTCAGTTAGCGCAAACACCGTTCCCGGAGGCACTACCTCCTGTACACCGGTACCGGCACTCGTAATAATCTGAGCACCAAAAATCGTACCAATATACCCCATCAGCAGCAGCTCCCTCTCAGTGACCATATCAACATAACCGTGCATATTCTTCAGAATAGAAGACAGCTCGAAACGGTTGATAACAAACTTATCAACTAAGAGACGATGCCGCTCCACCTGATAACGAATATCCTCAAACGTCCCTACATTAAATCCACTAAAGTACACTACATCGTTCATCACCTGAGCATAGCTCTGAAGAGCCGTCACCAGTGCCCGGTCTTCCTTTAGCATAATCATCTGTTTCGCAAGGTCCTGCTGTCGAGCCAGAACATCAAAGTTCATTCGCTGAATATCAACAATGTCAACCTCAGGAAACGCCGTTACCTTAAACTCAGCAGGGAAGGCGAACTGCCCATAAGCCTGCGAAACAACTGACTGCCCATCCTGCCCAACCACAAAAGCAACAACCCAGACATCCTTGGGGATGCGATGTATCTCGCCCTGCCCAATCGGACGAACCTTCAAGATTTTTCGTGCCCAGCCTTCATAATCGAGCAAGTTCTTAACAGGCGCAAGCAACTCTTCACCAACTTTCCGAATACCGTATCCGGTCGGGTCAGTCAAAGCGGCAAGCAACACTCTCCTGGCTTCCTCAGGCGGCAACTGCGGGTCTGTACGGTAAGAGGCTCTCTTGGCATGCCCCAACCCCTCGTCGTTCAGCAAACGAGCAATCATTGAAATAGCATCTTTCTTATCGTAAGCATTCAATTTGTCGTCTTTATTGAAATACCGCTCAGACTTAGATGCTATACGGGGATTCAATCTACCTGATTCATCGAAATACTTACCACGAGGGTCAACTTTCTCCTGAACCTGTCTACTAACTCTGAATTTCTTTGCCTGCTGGTCTGTCTTCACATAAGGATTCGTTTTCATAGTTACCTACCTCCCTATTCTCCAATTATCACACCAAGAAACGGGTCGTCAGGTGTCGGAGCCTTTAAAACTTTACCATACTTAACCCCTGAGGAGGTATCAGTCGTAAACAGCCCCGCTTTATCCCCTCCAGCCACATACAACGAGGCACCAGGAGCATACGCTACCGACGTATCAAACTGGTCAGTATATACCACAGCATAATTCTGAATCACTGTAATATAACCACTGCCCATTGTATCATCCGCAGAATTCACATAGTTCATACCACGAACGGTCTGAAGCTCCAACGTAGACAACTGATAAGTATACGACACCTTCACAACCTGCCCATCCGTGATACCACCATGTGGACCACTAAATCCTGAATAACCGCTGGCACCTTGTGCACCTTCATCTACAATAGCAATCTGCCCATTCGTATAGTTTATCGTGTAATCTGTATTCTTAACATACGTGGTGGTACCCGCCAAATTAGTAACCCGCTCGGACCCCTCAACTACCAAGGGCTTAGAAAGATTAGAAGGCGCCTCGTCAGACATCGTTACTTCTTCATCCACAATCACCCCTGTAAAAGCATTCGTCTTGTTCCATTTAGCAATACCAAACGGAACCATCGTCGCAGGGTTACACTTTACAACTTCACCATCACTGTTCAACGCAACAATCGCCCCAGCTTGGAATTCAGCACCAATAGCAGCTTTCCAAATTCCAAGATTCACTGTTATAGCACTTCTTGTCAGGTCAATCATATTAACACCTCCTGTTCACATCTTACTCCGGAACTTTATATCCCGGCAACGCTTGTTTTATCACATCACCACTCCTCTTATCACCCTTTGCAGAAGCTACACGAGGAATACGAAAACTACCTTTTTCCAACCGTTCCTCAATATCCTGTGCCACTTCCTCAACCTCTCCAGACCCTTCCACTTCCCACTCACCATCAACAGTACCTTCCGGCAGAAGCGTTAAGTCAAAGCTCACATTAACCGCTTCCTCCAAATTCTCAAGCTCCTTCGGCTCCATTTCCGAAAATTCCTCAGCCTTGTCCACTACCTGTTCAATAAAATCATCAGAAGACTCCTCAAAAGCGGCTTCAATTGCCCTAACAGCCGACCGAGGCTTAATACCTAAATCAACCATTTTTTCATAAAGCGCCGCCTTAAGAGGATTACCTTCCTTCTCAAGATTACGGGCGTATCGCTTCCACGCAACCACCAAAGCCTTCTTAAAAGCTTTACGAACATCCTCAGCCCTCAACGAAGGATTAGCCTTCGAAAGCTGCTGCTGCTTCAAAGCCTCAAGAGCAGCACCATCAGCATAACCACCAGACACCCTACCCGAAGGCCCCACTGCGTAATCCTTCTTCGAAGTCTCAAGATTTCTGTCAACAATCGCATCATCTACAACCCGCTCCGCAGACTGCTTACGTATCAACTGCCTCAAAGCAGATATACGACTCTTAATCCGTGCTATCTTTTCTACACTATCATCCGACGTGGGACGTACACGTCCACTACCCCTCACAGGCATCCTACGAGCAGGCCTATCATCCGACGTGGGACGTACACGTCCACTACCCCTCACAGGTATCCTACGAGCAGGCTTATCCCTTAAAACCTTAGAGCTCCCAGCACTTTCTTCCTTCTTGGACCTCGCTTCACGAACTCTCCGGGCAATCTGCCTAATTCTCTCTTTAACATCGTCCTTCATAAATACACCTCCACTCAATAAAATAAAGTCTCTCACACAGGACTGTATCCCTGCTTACCATAGTCCACTATACCTTGCTCCTTGGACTCAACTTTCCGTTCATCCTTCTTCTTCCCTGTCGCCTTATCCCAAACCGTTACCATACCCGTATCATCTATCTCTACATAGTCAGTATCACCGACCATAATTACCTTACTATCAGCTACTCTATAACAAACACGCTCACTATACCCGTGCTGCCCAAAGTCAGCCGCCACTGTATCCAAAATATCCATAATCTCTTCATCATTAAAACCATACTTAGACAAAGCATACGCGGCTTTCTCAACTAAAGCAAAGGCATCAGAATCTTCTATAACTTCATCAGCAATTCGTACTCGGTCTTTCTCCATTCTAATCACTGGAACATAACTAACTGACATCACAGAACTCTTCCTTACCAGTTCACTTAAATCCGCATGCAAATACTTTACAGCAATTTTATCTTCCTTCTTCCCCACCACCTTCGCTAATGCACCACGTACATAAACAATACTACCAACAACAGGCTCAGGCTCTACTATCAAACTCTGTGCCTTATTCACAAGCTCCTGTATCTTTGAATCATTCTGCTGAACAAAGCCTAACCAATCCGCAACACTCCTCACAAAACCAATAAGCTTTTCCTTTAACTTAGCCCAAAAACCTCCTTCATCGGCTTGCTTCGCCAAATGCTGAGTATCAACTTCACGAGGCTTCCATATATACATCGTTCGTATTTCACCTACTACCTTTCGCCCCTCCTCTATTACCTTATTCGTTTTCTCAATTTCACTCATAACAATATCCACAACTTCATCAGTAATCAACCCCAACTCCTTTGCTTTCTGAACAAAATCAGCCGTTTTATGTGGGTCAAGCATCTTCGTCGGAGGCTCCTCCTTCAATACCTCTCTGGAAAGAGAGACCAAAAAGTCACCTAAACGGCCCTTATACTGATAAGCAACATTATACACGCTATTGATATCTTCGGTCCGCTTCGCCAACCACTCGTACACCTGACGAACCGAATTAACAACACCAGGAATCTTAGACGCTTCCTGGCGAGCCAGGTCATACTGCTTCTCCAGCTCGCTCACCTTCCTACGCGCCTCAAGCAGCGCATCGTGAATCCTCCATAACTTATCAAAAACTTCATCATCCAGTATCGTTATCGCCCTCTTCGCATAATCTGTCAACTGAGGAAATAACTCTTTCTTAGTCGGTTTCTTAACCTTTGGCGGAGCAATCTCTCGCGGCGACAACTGATACTTGACCTGCTCCTCTTGCGATACCCTGTTCATTTACTTAACCTCCATAAATTTCTTCACAACAAAATCATTGTCAGACTTAGGAAAACAAACCACATGGCTTACAGCCCGCCTGTCTGCAGGGTCTCTTACAATACTCAACTCTCTAAACGTAACACCTTCACACCACTCAAACGCATTATCCATCATAAACTTATTCGCCATATGACAACAATAATCCGAAACATCACTGGCCACATGCCCACAAACACTACATCTGGTGCGTTCACAAATACATCCCATACTAAATGTACCTACTCTGTCACGAAGTAAAGCCTCCACAAAACCCCGCTTCTTTACACCATCAACAGCAACCAAAGTCAAAACCTTTTCGTCCGTTGGTATCCGGTCATCATAATAAGAGTCAAGAATCACTCCACCAGATACCTCTAACACATGGTCATAATCATGTTCCTCAAGCAAAGGCGCAAACCTAAAAGTCTCATACGTAAAAATACCTGAATCCTTTACATCCAACAACTCTCTCTTATGAAAAGCATCGCGGTTCTCGTTCGGAACATTAGCAGTTACCGCCCGCGCCACTACAATAACGTAGTCCGACGGGTCCGAGGAGATTTGATACTCCTTAGCTGCTTCCCGCAAGACATCAGATAAATTAAGTTCTCTAAACTTAAAATACCCCGATGTCTTAATACCATCCGACCTTTTGTCAAACTTCCATACATTTTCAACTGTTACACTTGCTACCTTGTAAAACATATCCAACCCTCGTCTGTGTCATAAGCAATCAAAAAACAAATCACTAAGTTCGTTCTAAAAATTTCACCTCTCCTCCGTAAACTCCGCACCACTGGCCTTCCACTCCGACACCAAAATTCCAATTATTTTCTTCGCTTCAACAAAACAGGCTTCAAACTGAACCCCATCTATACAAGCAATCCGAAACACCTTCCACAACTCCCTCTCCAAATCTCGCATCAAGAGCGAAAAATCATTACCCTCCTGCAACTGCTTCGAAAACTTACGCATAATAGAACCAATCTGATTACGATATACAAAATTCTTTTCCTGCGAAAACGCCAGATTACCTAAATCAAATAACTTGAACATTACACCATCCGGACGAGCAAACAACAAATTAGCAATCTTATTAACCAAATCCTTGTCTAACTCCTTTTCCTGCTTATACGGATTTCTTTCTACCATTTCCCTCCTCCTTCTTATTATTCCTACTAAACTCAGCCAGTACCTCGGCGGCTCTGTCAGGACTCAACAAGTTCCTTGACAAAGCCTCGGACAACTTGTTAACATCAGCTTGCCTATAATCATACACAGACTTGCGCCGATACGGAGTCACCACCAATAATCCATCTCCTCTTCGAGACGCTGCATGCATCTCAAGGTCCTCCGCACCTCCCATATCAACTTCCGGGGACGGAGCAATCTCCTCCAACGGCGGAGCCATATCCCTATGTCTATCTATATTTTCACCCATGTGACGGAGTCTCATCATATCTGAACCTTCCAGCTCACTTTCCAACCGCTGCTTTATACCCCGTTCCTCAAGTACTTTACGATACTCAGTCGCCCAATCTAATCCCACTATATCAAACAACGTACGCTCACTAAACTTAACATCAAAAGCATTCTTCAACTCTCTAAAAGCCTCTAACAAATCTGACTCTACACGCGGCTTTAAACTCTTGTCCCAACGTATTATCGGCTGAACAAAAGCTCTATCACGACCCTCTGTCCACTTATTCACCATGATAATCGGTTTCAATAACTTAGGATAAATAAACACTTCTTCCAAGTAAGTACGCAAACTCAATAACCTACTAAGAAACACTTGCAAACTGGCTTGTGCAGAGGCAAATGTCGACGAACCTAAAATGAAATCCTTACTCACCCCTAACGCCTCTAACTTAGCTCCTTCTATTACAGCATATTCATTTCTAATACTTATAGCACGCTCAGTCGTACCCCAAGGCTGAAACTGAGTACCTGGCGGTACAAATACCCAAGCCTGGGGGTCCGTCTCCGCTTGAGCAAGAGCAGATAACAACGCATCCACTTGCTCCTGAGTCGGAATATAACCAGAAGACAAATCACCCATCGTTACAGTCTTAACCGGACTGGCATGCCTTTTAGCAGTATGCAAAGTCGCATTAAACACAGCGTCTTCGTACATAAAAAATCTCCAAAGACGCGTCAATATAGAAGTACCCCTGCTATCATACGGATGCAACAAACGAGGAATATAGGACACGTTCAGGTTCTCCAAAACAGCCTCACCACTCTTCAAAATCTGGTCCATCATAGACGACTCAGGAAATTCCATCCCTGCTTGCTGATATATTCGCTGAACCTTACGCAAAGTGGTCAAAACATCACCAGGCAACTTGAGAATCAAAACAGGCTCAATATCCAAAAACGAAACGTCCAATACACTAACATACTCCGGCTGATAGAAACTATACGAACGCCATTGCCCTAACGAACTATCAAAGAACAAATGAGGAATCGCTTCACCACAAACAAGATACTCCACCACTATCTGCTTCATCAACGAAACCAAATTTATCCTGTCGAGCATTTCCTCCAACTGACGTTTAATAGAAACATCAACTCGGTCTATTACATAATCACTCCACAACATTTCAGAATAAATCTCAATAACCGCACCCACCACCGGGTCCAGTCGATAAAACATTCGCCAGTAGCGAAGCTGACGCTCAGCATCCGTAGGCAATAACCATCTATCTGGAGAAGCCCACTCAGGAAAGTACTCTAACGGACGCGTAAAAATAGCGGAACCACCAATGGCAGTACCTAATCCAGTTCCTGTCATAGGCGACACCATCTGCTGAGCCTCTTTCGTTATTCCTTGCGCTTCCTTATACTCCTTATCCAACTGATTTATCCGGTCCCGCGAAGCCGCCTTCGCTACCGGATGCAACCGACTCCATCTATCCTTCAAATCAGCCATAATCCCACCTCCTGAACCTGGCTACTTTCGGCACAAACGCATTAAAGTTTTCTACGTTCTGAGTTCTATTAACAGGTACGCTACTAAATTCTAACCTCTGCTGTATACCTACAACTGCACCAGCCAATGCTACCAAAACATCAGTATGAGACAATTTACCATCAGATTTACGCTCAACTGTAAACATCTCATTACGCAGAAAATCAATACCTTTACCATAATTAACTATCTTCAACTTGTCCATCAACAATAAACTCTTTACAAGTAAGATGGATTCATCACCAATACTCCTACGAATAGTGCTAATCTTCAATCGTTGCAACCGCTGTAAAGCACTTAAACTCTGCCACTGGTCATAAGATACTCCTTCTATGTGCACTCTACCCATCAAATCAACTATGATATCGTATGGCGTATCAACATACACAGACAAATCCTTCCGCGGTTCCAAAACCAAAATACCGTCTATCCAAATAGTATCACTTTCATCCTTCCGAGCAAAAACCATCGATAACAAATCTTTCACATGACCTAAATCCACATGAACTACGTAAGACTTACCCCACAATTCACCTATCAAACTACAACTCGCTGACAAGTATCTTACATTCTTACCTATCTCAATTACAGTCTCGCTAAAATCAAACAAGACAGGAGATTCAGAAGGCGCCACCAGCGCCCTATCTAAAATCTCCATGTCCTCAAATAAACGAAGACGGCTATAAGTCGGGTCAGCACCAAAATCCCTCATAGCCGTCCAGTAATCACGTCTGAAGTCCTCATCAAAACTCTGCCGCGTAAACTTCTTATTAAAATCCCACGTAGGCATATGTACACACAATCTTTTACCATCGCTCCATTGCTGCCCTAATCTAAACTCCTTCGGATTGTAATCTTCACCATACAAAGCTACCAAAGTCGGGTCATCTTTGACATAAAAGGGCGAACTTGAAATCACAAGCAATCCAAACATATCCTTCAAATACGAATTCGAATACTCCCGTACAGTCTTCAACGACGCAAGCAAAGCAGAATACACTTCCGTGGCACTCCTAAATGAACTACCTAATACAAAACGCGATAACTCGTCCAAACAAACCAAAATCCCCGTACCACCTGCTAATGAACCTGAATTACTGTGCAAACACATAAAATCAACATTACCTATCTCCCACTCTTTACCTGTTTTCCTCAACTCCGAGTCTCGTACCCTTGTACTTTCTAAATACCTCCGCACGTCTTCATCAACAGCATTCTTTATCAAGGCCTCAAACGTACCCCAAATCGTCTTAGACGCCTGTAACTGAGCAGTCGCTACCATTGAAACCCTTAATCTCTGACCGGGCAATAACCCAAATAATTTGTCTAACTTCGGAACACCTAACACCAAATAATATATCCACGAAGCAATCATTGCTGCAGTAGCCGTCTTTCCACTCCTCATTCCACAACATAGCACTAAAGTGTCATAATCCATTCGCTCTTTTACATAACCACATCGCGGACAAAGCAACTTCTCGGACTTTATATCCAGTTCCATTAACGTATCATTTATTTCATCAGAACAATTCGGACAACGCAAACTAAATAAATCCCGTAGTACCTCATACTGTTTTCTATATTCTTTTCTAATCGTACGCAAACCTAAGCCATTCTCCACCCATTGCACTATATTCCGATACTTTAACTCTTTATTACCTAACAAAGCAAATTGACTCCATACCTGACGAAGCCTTTCCTCTAAATCAATATCTGAAATATAAATATCTATGTCCCTTTCAATCATTGAAGCCCTAAAATACTCCTCACACCCTCATACCTGGTCCTGTCCAGCCCAATATCAGTTCTATACCACCCATAAGTAGAACGTAACCTACGCGCCATCCTCAACGCTCTACCTATCGCCTTGTCATAATTAGATGCAACACCAACCGGTAGCACCACTCTCTTATACCAATCACCTTTATTCCCCGACACTGCAACAAAACAGTTAAATTCAGCACTCCATGCTACATCATCCAACCCAACATAACGCAATACAAGCTCCCTTACGTCTTCGTCCCCGTCCCAAAAAACAGGCAAGTCACCTACATCAGTTCTTACAAAATACCCTATTACACAACCATACGCCGCAGACCTATCAATGCACTCCACTTGCTCACCTGAAGCAATACTCCTAATATATTCTGCAACATCCTCCACACCCCCATATAACAACTGACGAACAATACACTGCATTATCGGAAACCCCATACGAGGCGTAAACTCTAACCCATAAATCCTTCCATCCTCCGTCACAATCGTATTCATATCAAAAATACCTCGATACCCACTTGAACGTAACCAAGAAAACAAACCCCGAAAACGCTCACGTATAAAATCTGCATCAATAGCTACAACCATCGTACCCGCTTCTCCACAAAAAGGACCCATATCACCTGTAAACATACGCTTATGCTCAAAGTTCATCCAGGCATCACCTACTACATCATCCCCATTCCACCAAAAACTCCAAGCCACCTCTATGCCATCCAATAAGCATTGCAAAATCACTTTGGCATCATCACACTCTTTCTTAAAAGCATCCACAAACCATAACAACTCTTCCTCGGTCTTAGGTACAACAGTCTTTCCCTTTACCAAACCCTCCGAACCACTGCCTTTCAAAACCCACAATCCACCACGTTCCTTCAAAAATGCCTCAGCAGCAGAATAACTATCAAAGCTAACCGTCTCTGGAACCTCTATACCACTCTGACGCATAATCTCTATGCCTACAAAACGATTATTCTCCCAAACATCCGTATCCACCGAACCCCCAAAGACCAAAACCCCATTCTTCCGCAAAAGGTTCGAATCTTTACCCATGTAAACATCATCACTGATGACCAAATCATAATCACCTTGCAAAGCCCTCTGTACAAACTGACTATAGTCAATACTTTTGTTTACACCAAATCCATTACCTATATCTTTTGAAAGCGGATTAAAAATCGCTACGTCTACATCATGACCCTGATATTTAACAATCACAGCAAGGTCTATTCCACAAAGACTATGAGTCAAAAAAAGTACACGCATACCTTAATCTCTATCTCTATACATAAGAGATATAAACAAAAAGTCGCGAAATCCAAAAATCCAAACAAAACCTCTTACAGACTAATGCAACAAAACAAACAACCCCACAACACCCACAACTATACCCGCAACAATTCCCGTCACACCTATCCCTAACTTATCAATCCACGACTTCCTCTTTTCTTTGGCTAATTCGTCTTTAAGTGAAGCTATCTCTACTTTCTGCAATTCTATCTGCTCCTTCAACAACCTATTCTGCTCCTCAAGCAATTTGTTCTGCTCAACAAGGTAGTTATTTAACTGGTATAATGCAGCGTTCTCCTGCTCCAACAAACCCTTCTTCTCTAATTCAACCACCAACTTCTTTGCAGAATCAACAGTCAAGCATACATCCCCCGCCCACACAGACGAAGGAAATACAAGACACCAAACCAAAATACACACTATTAAAAACCTAATCCTTTTTCTCATACGCATCATACCCCATGTCCTTTAAACTCTGTACCACCTCCACTGCATCCCGCGGTTCCTTTATCTGAGACTGCTTCTTCTTAAGCTCCTGAATATCGTTCAAATACTTTCGCTGTATCACCTTCAATTCAGAGACTGACTTCTGCAACTGCTCTATCTCTTGTTCCTTGTTACTCAATAAAGCTTCTAAGTTATCAATATAACTTACAGACGAACTACGCAACTTTACATAATAAACCACAACACCCACCAACAAGACCGCAAAGAAAACAATCAAAAGTATCTTCATAATACGCTTCCTCATTTCCATACAATCCTATATCTCTCAGACTTTTTAAAAATTAAATAAGGATACCTGATATTCACCGTACAAAAATCCACGTAATTCTTGCCTACATAATATACACCTCCTCTTTTACACTTCTTTTCAACATCATCCCATTTACATGAACCTGCATTACGTATCTCCTTATTCAAATTACCCGCTCCACCATTATACGCCCTAAACATAAAATAATAATCTTTACATAATACCCAACCTAAATTCTGCTTGTCCCAATAAATACCTGCACGAATATTCCATTCAGGACTGTACGGACTGAACTGCACCATCCAGTCTCCCTGAATCTGCTTTACCGTAGCAGGCATCAACTGCATTAGCCCTATACCACCATCAAAAGCAGTTATACCCTCGTTACACCTACTCTCCTGTTCCACCTGACCCATAAAATAATGCACGGGGGCGTTTAATCCAAAAAAATACCTACTATGACGAACCACAAAATCCTTATACTTTAAACATCTATCCAAAGCAGAAACTTGACCTGCACTCAAGAGCAAAATCAAAATCAATACATTACAAATCTTCTTCACTCAACACCACCCGTACAATAGTCAAAGTCAATACCAACTCAACATACGGCTTCCCTACATACCGAATCAAATCCTCACTCGCTCCCGCTATCGTATCCGCTTCCCTATCGTACTCTATCCATCCTTGCCGCTGACTGCTATCCACATCTCTGTAGATGACAATCTGCCTCTGCATGCACCCTCCTCCCAACAAACAAATCAATTATCGGACATATAAAGAAAGGCCATCCCCACTGTACCAACCACAAGCCCTACAACTATGCCAACAAAGAAAAATTCCATAGTACTATAACCCCATAGCACAAGCTAAAATCACCCCTGCATAAAACAAACCCCTAAAAATCGCTACCGAATTTACAAACAATGAGTCACCTTGAATCCGCTCCATCGAACCAAATGCGTACTTAAAACCAACCGCCCATAACAACTCCGCTAACGCTACTCCCAAAGTCACCATAGCCACCTTATACGCCGCAATCTTCATCGCCTGCTCACCTGCAAAATACAAGACAGGAACCACTATCACAACAGACAAACCAAAGCGCAGCAAGTACTTAATTACCCCTCTTTCCATGACCTTCCTCTCCTTTCCGTGCTTCCGCATTCAAAACACGCGTAAAAAATACCGCGTACACAACCCCTAAAAACATCCCAAAAAGAAACGCTTCCATATGGTACCTCCATACTACAACTTTATCAACTGCCCATCAAATCTGCGGGCCAAAGCTTTCAAAACTCGCTTACCAAAACCACGCTTATCAACGCCAGTAATACCACCCCTTTCGTCAAATCTAAAAACACATAGCGCACACCAGTAATCCTTACCTTCCTCATCAACAGAAAACACGTGACAAAATGCGATTTCACTATCACCTTTTACAAAAGACACTCGCAGTCCTCGTCGAACCTCCACTGCTTGAATACCATAATCAAATAATACATCACCTACCAAATCCTTCATCATCCATAATACCATACCTGAAGTATCCCCCAACTTCCCTCTATACCAATATACAACATCACTCGGACAAATCACATCATCTCCATCGCTGCTATCCGTAACACATAAAGCGTATCCACACTGCTTCAAAAACATTAAATCAGCCAAGCGTACTCTAAAACAAACCCTCCAGTCCTCCGACTGCTTAGCTAATGCATCAAATACCTCACCAAACGCTAACGTACCTAAATCAGAATAGTGCAACCTCATACCAAATCCAACCTACTGTTTACATTCAACTTGCAAAATTCCAAGGCGTACCTACTGGCAAATAAAGTAATAAGCTCATCTCTAAAAAATTCCTTCGAAACCGTCAAATACTTACCCAAACTATCCCAAACATCCTCATACGAAACACCTATCTGCACCAAGTGGTCGCAAGACTGCGTAGCTTTACTCGTATCAAATACCCGCTTAAACTGACCGGCATCCCACTTAAACTTATACACCATCGCACCCCAATACGCACCATTCCCATCCAGCAACGAACCTAACGAAGCAACTATTTTAGAGTTCGGACCATATACCACCACCCGAGGGTCAACTGCGTACGAATAAACCGACAACCCGCACTTTCTCAATAAAGCTATACTAAAATCTCTCAAAGACAATATCATCGGCTGCCACAAAAACACCTTATCTCCCGGATACAAACAAAACAGCTCATCCTCTGGATAAAAAATATACCCTGGCCCCGTACCCGTCGTCGTCGAGACCCGTATATCCAACCCCTCCTGTAACGCATTCTGCGTAATTACCGCCGAAACATCCGGACTGCTGGAGTAAAGAGACACACAAGCCCTATCCACCGTCACCCTAAATAAAAAAATATCGTTCACTCGATTCCACAAGTATGGCAATCTATACAATTTATCTCTAAACTGTACAGACACCGGGCCCACATCAACAAAATACGCTACCGTCATAACACCCTCCTCAAATCTGAACTATACTAACTCTCTCAGGGTTAACCTTCAAACGGTCTTTAAATCTATTCGTCACTCCAAATCCATGCAAAACACCTGCACCAGACAACCGCAACATAAAATCGTATACACGAGATACCAAAAGCAACCTGTTCTTTTTTGCATGAACAAAATTATTTACAAAGTTTTTCACTTTCTTACATAATCTATTTATTCTGGATAATTCTTTCTTGTCAGAAACATTCTCCTTCAACAAATCTAAAAACTCAAGATACATATAACATGATTCAGCAACGTTCTGCACAATAACATCCTCCGGCTGGAACATAGCATGCTTTACAGACAAGTCCAAAACCCCAATCAACAAATCAACATCATCGTTGTAAGGAATATACCTATCGTTCAGTATCAATCCTTTCTTTATCATATCCTACCTCCTCCGTCGTTTTTAAATCGTTATACTCTAACACTACCTTTTTCAACAACGCGTCCATGTCCTCTTTTGATAAACTCTTTACGTAATTTAAACTCTTCTTTACACTATCTACAAGCATCTTCAGTATCAATTCCTTCTTCTGGTCATCCAAATCAGACAGCAAAACAGCAAGCTTACGTACCAAATCATCAGCCAACATGTGCACCACAACCTTCGTTACCTGCATCACAACATCACGTTCTCTCTGCAAATTCAAAATTCTGTCAAGATAACCTAACAACAAATCACCTAACTTAACCAAATTACTCGTCCCCAATCGCGAAGCCCCCGAAAGCTCTGACTGCCTCTGAAATTCTTCAGACAATACCACGTACTTGTCCCATAACTCAAATACAAACGACATCCTTGCCAAAAACGCAGTCTCAACCCTCTGCCTCTCTTGGTCAGAAGTGAACCACCACTTCAAGTAACCGTAAGGTAATACAACATCGCTTTCGTGCTGAGAAAAATGCGTTTCTATAGTTCGCTGAGATATACCCTTACCAAACTTCTGCCGTACCAGAACAGGCAACTGCGTTACAGACATCCCCTTCGCCCGCTGGTCCAGCAAAAAGACCCTCAACTCAGGATTATCACAAATCCTACACCTTCGCTGACGCAACCCTCTTCCTCCCCTGCCTCTTCGGGATATCCCGGGACTCCCCCTTCAAATAATCCTCAAGCACTAAATTCACAAAATCATTCAAGCTAAGCCGCTGTTTACGAGCTGCCTCTTTCACTCTTTCGTGAATACCTTGGTCTATATGAAGTAACATAGACTTCGTCCTCATCAATACGCCTCCTTCAACAGCAAAGTTTTTATTTCATCAACGTCCTTGTCTATATCACGATTCAAGAACTTTCGTAACATAGACAACTCGTTTTTCCTACCTCGTTTACAAGCTACGGAATCCTTCCATTCCTCATACGCATCATCAAATCCAGAAAGGCAAAGCAGGACCTGTACAGCCGACGCCGACAAATGCTGAATCAACTCCTCTATCCAAAGTTTTTCCTCCAAATCCTTAAAACCATCAACGACAGGTGCAATACTTTCAAGCTGCTCACAATGTACAAACGTGTCGTAATTACGCTTACTACGAAACCCAATCGTCGAAAAATGCGACGATAGACAAGTACCCAAATACGTCGTTAACGAACCCCTATCAGGACTATACTTTTGCATCATTGAAAGAACAACAAGCACTGCATCTTGATATAAATCATCACTTTCCCCTATCCCGCTCCACTTGTTCACAAACCAACGAATCATCTTATCAATGTTCTTTAATGTGTCTTTATTGCTCTTTTTCATCGTCCTATCTCCTTTCTTTTTTCTATTTTCTTATAATAATTATTATACAAAAAATTAAAAAATGTAAAGCTTTTTTTTTTTTAAGTTCTGACTTCCTCATTAACTACAACTAATAA